CAAGCTCTGTTATACAGAACATGCAAAGCAATGGCCAAATGTAATGGAACGAAATCAGTTAGAATATGTAAAAGTAGTGGTAAAATTCTAACTTTAATCTCTGATCCATGACTACAGTACATACAAAATTCAAGAAGTCCAAACAGCAAGCCTGCGTAAGTAACGTATTCACGCAGACCTTGCTTAAAGAACTCCTCAAAAATAGGAAGTACTATCCATTCTTCAAACTTGAATTCAGCCTTGATAAATCTAGTACTTGTCATGACTTTGCACACAAAAGTGAATGCATCATCTGAGAGTACAGGATTCTCAAGTTTCATCAGCTCTCTGACATCTGAGAAATTTCCATCTCTCAAGAGTTCGAACAATGCTTCCTCTGCCGCATACTTTTCACAAAATATTGGAAAAGGAAACACTATTTCTCTCTCTCTCACCATAAAAATTGTCTTCTTCTTGCCAAATTTGGACAACAAAGAAGGTTTATTTTTCTTTTGCAAAGCAAAAGCTAAATTGATATTTTGAGATCTCTCTGATTTAATCAATTTAACGTCATGCCTTCTCAACTTTGCAGAATTGTATTTGAAAATCGTACACGGAGATGAAACTTCGTGAAAATTTCTCCAAAAAACTTTTTCTGCAAAAGTCGCCTTTCTTCTACAACACCACAACAACATTAAGTCTTCTGTAAACATCAGAAAGAAAAAGAAGATATTAACAATGTTATATGCATCAATCATCCACACAAACAAGTTAAGAGCAATTCTTGCAAAATGAACACTGAAAAAACCGTATTCATCTCTATATAATTGCCAAAACAAAAGTTTTGGATGAGTGACATCTAGCACAGTGAAGATATAGTAATTGGCTGAAAAACACAATACGAACAATGTCGCAATGTATTTCTCAACAGCAATGCCTGTTAATTCACTGAAAACTAAAAGCCAAGATTGATCGCCAAAATTGGGTGTAGTCAAATAGCATGATAGTAAGATTAAAAATCTAACTACAATTGTTTGAACACCTAATTTGGCTAAGTAACTGCTTTGGGTTCTGATTGATCGCAGTAAGTCAATCAGGAATGTAACAACAAGTGGAAAAAACCACACAAGAAAGTTTGTTTCGGGAACCGGTAAATAAACTTAGACCATTACAACCTAAGATGCCTGGAGGTTAGCCTGCATTTGATGGATGTTTTTTGGATCATCGCTGATTCGTCACAATTTTTAAGGGGCTGCCTTTAAAGTAAGTGACTGGGCTAAATAGCCCACTTTATTAGAATCGAAAGATCGTCGGGCACAGACACTACTCTGTGAGCGCGCAATCTCATCCTCGTATCTTCAATACTCGTTGAGAAATAAATCTCTAATAATACTGTAAGACCAATACGCATGAGCGCAAGAAAAAAGGGGGTGCATAGGCTATACCTATGCTTCACATTGAGTTCGCAAATGAAATAGAACTCAGGATCGTCTTCCGGGATATCCGGTCGACCATTTATAGTCTTGTCC